AAGTCATCTTCTTCAGAGAAGCATTAATTCTAGCTATCTCTGAATTTGCGCTTCCTAGGCTCTCTTGAAAACTATCATAACTAAGTGGTTCTTTGTATATAGAGTTCTGATACTCCGTGATATTTATAGAACCAAGTAACTTTTTATACTGATTATTTTCTTCGATTTTTCTATTTTTTTGAGAAATATTTTTAATTTCTACTAATAGAGAACGTAACTCTTTTTCATCTTCTTCCAACTTATTTGGAATTTCTAACAGGGGCAGTACCATAGTACCATCAAGTTTGTTAGACTCCAACCATTTTTCAACTGTAGACAACTGTCCTTCTAGCCTAGTTACATTGTCGCTGCACTCTTTGGCAGCAGCTTTGAATATCTCAAAGTACTCAATATAGTTTTCTAGGTTTAGCAAATCAATAAGAAACTTCTTACGATTTGTGTCTGTAGCAGTCAAAAACTGCAAGCTACTATTAGTATTCTGATATACTACTTGCGAGAAAGTCTTAAAGTCAATACCGATAATATCTTGAATATTCTTGTAGGTATTTGTTGCTGTGTGACTAGACATATCTGTGCCATTCTTCACCAGCTTTACTTTTATCGTACTTCCTCGCTCTACAAATATTTCGTAAGTATCTTCATCTTTAGAAAACTCTAGATAAATAGAGTAGCCCTTACTAATATTTCTATTCTGTATATCTGCCTTCTTAATTCCTCTAGAGTTTTTGTTATAAAGTACTTCCTCTAGAATTACTGGAATAGATGACTTACCTACTCCATTTGTACCAAGCACTTGGGTTAGTACGCTCTCACTAAGATTAAGCTCATTACCAGTTCCATAGCTAAAACAGTTATCCCATCTTAGAGTTTTTAGTGTTATCATGGAACATACTCACTATTGAATTTATCTTATCGTGTGGAATCTCAAGAATGTAGGTTAAGTACTCTATCAGCTCTTGCTCCACTCCCATTTCTCTACTAAGAATAAGAGAAGTATTTTTGCTTCGTTTTACCACTTTCTTATCCAGAAGATCCGAATTCTTCACTGTTGCTAGCTCTGAAAGGTCGCCTTCAATCTCATAAATCACGTGATCGTATACTCCTGGTATCATTTCTTTACTAGATGCTACGGTCTTTCTAATCAGTTGTGGCAAGTGTAAGCGTTCCCAATACCAGTCCCAATTGTCAAGAATCACTAAGACTCCCGTTTCTACCTTTGCTCTATGAAACGAAGTAGTCATAGGGCTGCCAGGATATACTATATTTTTCTGACAGTTAGTATGGGAGTGCAGATCACCTGCAAATACAACTGGAAATCCTTCAAATCTAGCTAAATCTACTTCTGGTGTTACATGAGGAGGTATCTCTCCTCTTACATGAGTAAACACAGGATAGTCTTTGTTTAGCATTTCTATGCTATTCTTTTTATGAAGCTCACAGTATGGTAAAATACTAAAGCCTCTTTGATCCTCATATGCTTCATCCACAATATGCACTAGCTTATTTAGTCCGCTAGACACATTCTTTAACTTACTAAGAAAGGTAGAGCCCTTCTTAGTAGCTTCGTGGTTCCCATCATAGATTATAGTTTCTACACTACAATCTTTAATAAATTGAAAATAAAGCTCTAGCTCTTCTATTGTGGGAATACGATCAAATAAGTCACCACCTATGATATGTAACTCTACATCTTTGGTCAGGGCATGAATTTGATCGAAAAACTCAAAATATCTAGCTTTTGCCCACTCAACTGGAACGTTCTTTTGTCCCAGCTTCAAATGAATGTCTGCGCTAAATAGTATCTTCATTTTTTACAGCCAGTAAAAAATTCCCGCAGAAGTTTCCCTCTGCGGGAATTTGGTTATCTATAGTTAAAATACTAGGAATCCAAGAAGAATCAGAGTATTAACACTACCTACTACTAGTACTGTTCTAGTAACAAAATTACAAGTATCCCACTCAGTGAGAACTTTCAAGTAATCTACGCCATCCAGAAAGTAATCTCGTGCTATCATATAGTAATGTTTCATAGTATCCTCTAGCGAATGTCGAATTCCTCTTCGATGTTGTCATCAACATTCGAAGGCTGTCCGCCATTCCTCAGCCGCTCCAGCAGCTCCTTCTGAGAATCCGCAGTCGGACGAATGAGAATCTCTTCGATAGACTTAGCAGATGCAATTGCTTGGCGTTCTGCATCAGTCAGAGCACGCTGGCTCTTCATGCACTTTGGAACTTGAAGAGAGTATTCCACATTGTAAGGAAGCGGTCCCGTCTTGACTTTCTTAAAGTAGATACCCCAACCAGTTTCTGGATCAGTCGGATCACCAAGATCTTCTGCTGCGGTCTTAATCTGTTCGAGGAGCTTCTTCTTCAGGTTGAAGATAACTACTTTAGGTTCTGCGCCTTCCGTAATATCAAGGCACTGAATAGCATAAGACCAGGTGCACTTCAGATCAGGATAGTACTCGCGTACCCAGTCTTTTTCTCGATTCGTAAAGGCTTCTTTTTCTCGATCAAAGGACAGACACTCAAAAGGAATGTTCTTGCCATTCTCGCCTTCAATCCAATATACATAACGAGCCAGCAGATCACCTACAAAACGAATGGCATTGTCACCATTCTTCATTTGATACTGGTCAATACCGCTCTTTTCTGCTTTGCCTTTTGCTTTGTTAAATGCTACCATTATTATCTCCTAGTGACTTCTTCCCATTTGAAGTGAATTGAATCATCAACAACGGAAAGTAGCCTGTTTTTGTTTATAATGTCTTTTCCCACTGGGCTGTGAGCTAAGTCTAAAGTTCTTTTTCCAAACACAATAAAATCATTGAGGTTTCTAAGCCCCGCGATGCCCACATATTGTGCTATCTCTTTTAATTTGTACTGCTTTTCGTAGATGAACAAAAGCTCTGGGTTCACTAAAAAGGAATCTCCAGACCAGTCAATCGTAGAGTAAGAGTACGCTGGATCATGCTTAGTTGCGGCTAAAGGTCTATACGTTAGGTATTTAACAATGTCAATTATACGGGATACTTTACCGTTTGACTTTTCGTAAATCTTTGCCCAATTAAACAGTATCATATATTATATAGAAAAACAACTATGGTGTCAAGAATTATTTTTTAAAAGTAGGATATTTCATATCCCTGACGCATGTAATGTCCTAGTCTTTGCCTAGCCTGATGCTCTACAATTCGTCCTTTTAGCCATATGTCTACTACTATAGGTGTTTTCTTGCCCGGATGAATTCTAGTTATTCTACCTATTAATTGTTCTAGCAGAGGCTCGTTATTAACAGGTGTTGTAAGTACTAAGACCCCGAGTTGATTTACAGAGACTCCTTCTGAAAATATTTGCTGAGTAGCAAATATACAACCTTTAGTCTTAATAAGATTATCTAGCTCATCTCTAATAGCTTGGTCTGTATCTCCAAGAACTAATATAGCATCTTCACCTATACTTTCAGCACAAGCATTTAGTAATCTAGTTCTATCTGATACTACTAGCACTTTATGCCCTGCTTGCATATAGTGCTTAGCAAGTACAGTGACTAGCTCTTGATAGGCTGGGCTAGAAGCTAGCTCATTATTCTTCAACGACCACGGCATATTTCCATCAGGAAAGGATATATCGGTTTTTATAACATGTACTTTAGGTTTAACATAGTTTTCTCTAGCAGGCTCAAACCTAGTAAAACCAAAGTAGTCTGGAATAACGATATGTCTACCATCTTTTCTTTGCAGTGTGCCTGAAAGACCTATCTTATATCTAGCATGACTGGTATCAATAATTTTAGAAAACGTATTCGCTGGAGTATGATGCACTTCATCTACTATCAAAGTACCGAATTCTTTGGACACTTGGGGTAGCACGTTATACAGGGTTTGAATATTTCCAATGACAATCGGCGCATCAATATTAAATTGTCCGCTACCTATTATCCCTGCCTCTATGTTAAACAGTTTTTTAACTTCTTTTGCCCATTGCTCACGCAAGCCTTTATTATGGACTACAACTAGCGTTTTTTGTCCTAATTTTTTAGCTAGACACAGCCCCATAAACGTCTTACCCCAAGCCACCTTTGCATTTATGATGCAGCTATCGCTAGCTGCATCATAAACTTCTTGCTGACTAGCACGTAGAGAAAACGACTCTGGAAAGTCAGGAAAGTTAACAGGATTTAGTACTCTCTTATCTTTTACTTCATAGCCTTCAGGTATCAGATCGGTTCTACCTGCTGGCATAGAGATAATATTTGACCTAACTACACTAGCCATTCTTAGTCGAACGGGTTCAGTGTACTTATTTCTAGGCGGAATTACATGCGTAAGGGTTTCTAGGAGTTTTTCTCTAAGAAACGTGTCTACTTCCATGTAAATCCTGTTACTAATTACTGCTTTCATAGAGCATGTTTTGCTATTAAATAGTCCTTAACAAATTTACTACGTACTATGTCATTGATTCCAAACT